TGTGCCTGGAAGTGGAGTAGCAGACATGTATATTAATGGCGATTCAGATATAGTGGAATTTTAATTATGAAGTATTATATTATAACATATTCAGTTTGGGAATCTTTAACAAAAGATAATGTATCATTTAGAAAGTATAATTCAGACAGATCTCAAGTTGCTATTGCAACAACAGATACAGTTTCAAATAATGTATCTTCATATGATACGGCAGCTAAACTTGCAGAAGCAGTAGACTTAATTGAAGAATTTAACGGATTAGAAGAATGGGAAATATATGAGATACTATATTACCAAGAAATAGACGACTAATATGCCAGACATAACCATTACAGTAAACGCATTATCAGGTGATACAGGATTCGATGTCAATCCAACAACAGTCTTAGATCGTGCATCTGACGGTCAAACAACTACCACTTTTCAAAACAACCAAAGTAATCAAACTCTTAACTTTAGTCTGGAAGGTACAAGCGATCATGCAGTTCTTGCAAATGCAAGTGCAATAACAAGTGTAACAGTCATTATCACATTCGCAGCTGGAGGTAAAGGTGCGGCACAGTTTACTGCAAACCTAACTGATGGAGAGTCAGAGCCTTCGGTTCTACAAGCAGATAATATGACAAATGGTACAGCCACTCAAACTGCTACGGAAGGTACTACATATGCTCCTGGAGGTGGAATTACTGCCACAGAACTTAATGCTATGAAAATTAGTTTAGTAGGAACTGGCGGAGCTGTTAATGTAATGTCTGTAGTAAAAGCAAGTGTAAACTACACAGCAGGCGCGTATTCAACATCACACAATTTAGTAACAATGAGTTCAGGGCAAATAGCTATGACACAAGGAATCATCACAATATAGTTGTCCTATTAAGGGTGAGTACTATATTTATATAATATTATGGAACAATTAACAAAATATCTTACTGAACAAATTTTATTAGAAGAAACTAATATTAAAACCATAGTTGCAATCTATCCAGGTAGGTTTCAGCCAATGGGCGCACATCATGCAAAAACGTATAAGTTTCTAAAATCAAAATTTAAGGATGCTTATGTTGCAACAAGTGGAAAGGTTGACCTTCCAAAATCACCATTCTCATTTGCAGAAAAGAAAAAGATTATTAAGTCACACGGAATATCAAAAGTGGTACAAGTGAAAAGCCCATATAAAGCAGAAGAAATACTAAAAAAATATGACCCTAAAACTACAGCAGCAGTATTTATGTTTGGCAAAAAAGATGCTGGAAGACTTAAGGGTAAGTTTTTTAGACCATGGAAAGGTACAGCAGAAGTTGGATACAAAGAAGGTGCATACATAATAGAAGCCCCACATGTAAGCATGAATGTACCAGGATATGGTGAAATGAGTGGTACTGCAATTAGAAAGGCCTTAGGTGATAAAGACTTAGATAAAAAAGAAAAGACAAAGGTATTTAAAGGAATATTCGGTCATACTAAAAACTATAACCTGATTGTAAGCAAACTAGAAAGGCTTAATGAATCTATTATAGAATTCTGTAAAAATATAAACTTTTCGGATATAATTATGGAATCCAGTGCAACTGGAATAGATGGTGGTGATGTTGATGATGGACCTCCAACATACTTTATTACTCCTGCAGGTTATGAAAATCAAGGAAAAAACTTTGCAGAAATGGTTGGATATGAAGTAATTGATTATATTATTGGAGACGATTCAAATATATTACAACTAGCAAAAGATTCTGCCACTGCAGATTACAATCACGGTGTAACTTATTTTCCAGCTGGTGTTGCTGGAGCTGATACAAGTACAAATCCACAAAACTATAAAGATTCAAAGGCCTATTCAAAATGGAAGTCTAGAATAAAGCAAATCGCACAAGTCGCAGGTATGAAATTTATAGACTTTATGGGAGCAGAAGAATCTAAAGATCTAAAAAATTTAAGTGGAGATACAATTAAAGAACCTATGGAATACGAAAAAGAACCTACAAATATAGCAGAAGACTTAAGCAAGTGGCTAACAAACCAGATACTATTAGTAGAAGGTGGAGCTTATGGCCATATGTCACACCCATTTGATGATAAAGGATTAACATTTGGAGACTTTAAAAGTATTATTCAATTGTCTTTACAAGGCAATCTAGATCTAGAACAGGCTGCAACAGAAAAAACAGATGGCCAAAACCTGTTTGTAAGTTGGAATGGCAAAATGCTAGCCGCAAGAAATACTGGAGACCTTAAGCGAGGTGGAATGGACTATAAAGCTGTTGCTGCAAAATTCAAAGGCAGAGGAAATATAGAAAAAGCATTTACCTTTGCCATGAAAGACTTAGCTAAAGCAATTGGAAGTCTTAATCCTAAACAACAAGATAAAATATTCAATAACGGTAATAATTGGGTAAATATGGAAATAATGTTTCCAGCATCTGCAAACGTTGTTACCTATGACGCACCATATCTTCAGTTCCATAATGTATTACAATACAAAGATGGCAAAGCAATTGGAGCAGTCAAAGATGGAGCAAGAATACTTGCAGGAATGATATCACAAGTTAATCAAAAGGTACAAAAAAACTTTTCAATAATAGGTCCTAAAGTTCTTAAAATGAATCCACACCAAGACTACTCAGCTAAAAAACCTTATTTTACTAGCAAGCTAAATAAGCTAATGAGCAAGTATAATATGAAAGACTCTTCGACATTTGCCGAATATCATCAAGCATGGTGGGAAGATTTTGTAGATAAGAATATAAAAAGCATAGATAATAAAACTAAAATGGGACTAGTTAAAAGATGGGCATTTTTTGACAAAGCATTTAGGTTAAATAAGAAAACAATTGCAGACGAAAAAATTCTAGCAAAAGCTATTGAAATCGACAAACAGAAGCATGAAGCTCAAGTAAAGAAAAACATGTTGCCATTTGAGCTTTTATTTTTTGAATTAGGTGCCGAAGTACTTAAAAATGTAGAAGGATTCTTGGCAGCAAATCCAGATAAAGCTATACAAAACATGCGAAAACAAGTTGCAAAAGCAATTAGTGATGTTAGAAAAGGTGGAGACCTTAAAAAGTTAAATAGAATGACTCAACAACTTAACAAAATATCTGCAATTGGCGGTTTTAAGAAAATAGTACCTAGTGAAGGTCTAGTTTTCATATACAAAGGCAAGACATACAAGCTAACAGGAGCATTTGCACCTGTAAACCAAATTGCTGGTATGATGACGTTTTAAAAGAGAAAGGTTATGAAAAAAGGAATTAGCGACGCAAAGGTTGCAAGAATGAGGAATATAGTTAATAAAGACTATACAAAATCTGTAAATACTCAAGTAGGATATAAAGCCTCAGACAGAAAAGTTGAAGGAGACGTTTGGGAAGAATCAGGAAAGACTTGGACTATTAAGAATGGAATAAAACAAAATGTTTCTAAGATGCAATCTGTTCGAGATTTTGTAAAAATGCCATTAACTTGCCCGCATTGTAAAAATATAATGAAGGGTCAGTTTGATAAGTATCATTGGAAAGTTGACAAAAAATGTTTAAGTTGTTTTACTGAAGAGCAAAAACAATCTAGAGCCTTTGGAACATATGAAGACAAACAGAAAGAACTATTTAAGAAATCGAAAATATCAGAAATAAACGACATTACAGAAGAATTTGATGAATGGTTGGATAATTCACAAACGTTTGTAACAGAATTAGGAGAAGTTGAAGATTGGTCAGGCGGATTAAATAAGTCAGAACTAAAGGCAAAGTTTAAGAAAGAGCTTTTAGATTGGAAAAAACATTTAAACGAGATGTGATTAAAGCCTATATCTTTATATTTATATGATATAGGTCCACAAATAGGAAAAAAAAAGATATGGCAAGATTAACTAACGAACACCTGCATAGTGATATAAAACTTGTAAAACAAGAGGTTGAGTATATTAAGGACAACCAGGAAAAAATGCAAGCAGACTTAACAATGATTAAGAAGACTTTATTAGGTCCTGATGATGGCACAATAGCAAGGGTAAATAAGAATACCGCGTTTAGAAATGCAACAAGAAAAGTTATATGGTCTATTTGGATTGCATTAATCGGTATAATTGGTAAAATAGTATTTTGGGATTAACATGAAAAAAGAAAGATTATCGGAAATAATTAGTGAAGAAGTTCTAAAAATGTTAGAAGTATCTATGACTCGTAGATTCATGAAGGCTGCAGAAGACTTACAAAAAATACAACTTGCTCAGCAACAATTAAGAAAAAAGTTCGTTGCAGAAAAAGATGCAAAAAAGAAAGAAAAACTTAAACAAGATATAATTAAGATGCATAAAGTAGTTCAGAAGGCAGAATCAGATTTTAATTCGGCTATAAAGGCTGAACCAATTGACTTAGATGAAGCTATATTGAATGAAGATGTATTTAAGTCATTTTTAGGTGATGACCCATCATTTAAGATGTATACTGCTCACAATACAGAAAAAAGAAAATCAGTTCAAGCAAGAAAAACAGACAAGGTTTGGGATGACGGAGTGCCAGTTCTTAAATATATTGCAAGAGCTTCTAAAAAACCTTCACCTTTACCAAGTGGTAAATTTAAGATTATAGAAGATAATAAATATGGTTGGTGGTATTATCAAGTTGGTAGAACCTGGTATGGAATACAACAAAAAGATTACGGTACACCTCCATTCGAATATTAAATAAGGAGAAAAAGTTATGAGTATATTAACAAACCTGTTTTCAGGAGGAGCAGCTGACTTAGTCAAAGGAGTCGGAGGAGTTATAGATAATTTACATACAAGTAAAGAAGAAAAACTTGAAGCTGAAAATAAAATAAAACAACTTGTTGCAAACTACGAAGTAGAAATGGAAAAACAAATATCTGACAGATGGAAAGCAGATATGAATTCCGATTCTTGGTTAAGTAAAAATGTTAGACCATTGGTACTTATATTCTTAGTTGTATGTACAGTGCTTATGATATTCATCGATGCAGGAACAATACATTTTGTAGTTGAGGATAAATGGACTGATTTATTACAATTAGTTCTTATTACTGTTATAGGTGCATATTTCGGCGGTCGTACAATGGAAAAAAGAAAGAAATCGTAACCAACTAGGTTTTTGTAAAGATAAATATATATTTATATATATGAGACAAAAACAATCTCTTAAGCAAATAATTAAGACAGAATATACAAGATGCGCTGGAGATCCAGTGTATTTTATGAAAAAATACTGTCAAATCCAACACCCTACTCGGGGTAGAATACCCTTTCATCTTTATCCGTTTCAAGAAAAAAGCCTAGACAGTTTATCAGATTTTGACTACAATATTATATTGAAGTCTAGACAATTAGGCATATCAACACTTTCAGCAGGATATTCACTATGGCTTATGCTATTTCAAGAGGATAAAAATGTTCTTGTAATTGCAACAAAACAAGAAGTTGCAAAAAACCTTGTTACAAAGGTTAGAGAGATGCATAATTATTTGCCAAGTTGGTTAAAAGGTACAACTACTGAAGATAATAAACTTTCATTAAGATTCAGAAATGGTTCACAAATTAAAGCAGTATCTAGTTCTGGAGACGCAGGTAGATCTGAAGCTCTTTCACTATTGGTAATAGATGAAGCAGCATTTATTGATAAGATTGACGAAATATGGGCATCAGCACAGCAAACGTTAGCAACTGGTGGTAAAGCAATTATTCTTTCTACACCAAATGGAACAGGTAACTTCTTTCACAAAACATGGGTAGCAGCTGAAGAGAGTAGAAATAAATTTAATACTATTAGACTACATTGGAAAATGCATCCAGATAGAGACCAACCATGGAGAGATGAACAAGAACAATTACTAGGTGCTAAAATGGCAGCTCAAGAATGTGATTGTGATTTTGTTTCATCTGGTAATACAGTAATTGATGGTATAACTGTACAATGGTATAAAGAAACTTATATGCAACCTCCTGTTGAAAAGAGAGGTCAAGGTGGAGAATATTGGGTATGGGAATATCCAGATTATTCTAAAGATTATATGGTAGTTGCGGATGTAGCAAGAGGAGATGGAACAGATTATTCATCCTTTCATGTTATAGACATTGATAATCTAACACAGGTTGCAGAATTTAAAGGACAACTAACTCCTAAAGATTTTGGAAACATGTTGGTAACAGTTGCAACAGAGTATAATGAAGCTTTGCTTGTAATAGAAAATGCCAGCGTAGGATTTGGTTCAATACAAAGTGCAATTGATAGAGAATATAAAAACTTATATTATACATATAAACAGGATGGAATAACAGATGCAACCACCCAAATACAAAAAGGTTACGATTTAAAAGATAAAAGTCAAATGACTCCAGGTTTTACAACATCTAGTAAAACCAGGCCACTTTTAATTTCAAAACTTGATATTTATTTTAGAGAAAAAACGTTTATTGTTAGATCCACAAGGCTTTTAGACGAGCTTGCAGTCTTTATTTGGAAAGGACACAGAGCAGAAGCACAAAGAGGATATAACGATGACTTAGTAATGGCATTGGCAATAGGTTTATGGGTAAGAGATACTGCCTTAAAACTTAGAAATGATGGCATACAACTGAGTAAAAATGCAATTGATTATATTGTAAAAACAGACGGAATGTATACTCAAAAAGACGTACACAAGGATTGGAAATTTGAAGACGGTTCAGACAACGGTGAAGATTTGACATGGTTAATAAAATAGGGAAAATACAATGGCAGACAAGACATTATTCGGAAGATTAAAAAAATTAATTAGTAGGCAAGGAGTAGCTAGAAAAGTTGGAGATAATAAATTAAAGGTTATCGATCCAGCTAGAGCACAATCTGCAGGAAATCTAGAAACAAACGTTTTAATAGACAGGTATAATAGACTTCACTCTACCCCAGGAGGTTCTTCTATATACGATCCTAGTCAAGGGTTCAATCAACTTAGAAATGAGTTATTCAAGGATTATGAAGCTATGGACAATGACTCAATAATTTCCGCAGCATTAGACGTTTATGCTGATGAATGTTCATTAAAAAATGAATTTGGAGATGTATTAGAAATAAAAAGTGGCAAAAAAGAAATTGAAGAGATTCTCCATAACTTATTTTATGATATATTAAATGTTGAATTTAATTTATATCCATGGATTAGAATGATGGCAAAATATGGAGACTTTTATCTTCAACTACATATTGTTGAAAAACTAGGTGTAACTGGATGTAATCCACTATCTCCTTACGCAATAACTAGACAGGAAGGAATAGATCCAGCTAGACCAGAAGCTGTAGAGTTTTTATATGATGAAACGTATGGAGGAGTAACTGGTGCATATGGAGGAAAAGCTAAACATAATCATAAAGTTTTTGAAAATTATGAAATTGCACATTTTAGACTATTACAGGATACAAACTTCTTACCATATGGAAAGTCTATGATAGAGCAACCTAGAAAAACTTGGAAACAATTAACACTTATGGAAGACGCTATGATGATTCACAGAATTATGCGTGCACCACAAAAAAGAGCCTTTAAAATTGATATAGGTAATATACCACCAGCTGAAGTTGATACTTACATGCAAAAAGTAATCAACAAGATGAAAAAAGTACCATTTATGGACAAAAACACAGGTGAGTATAATATGAAATTCAATCTGCAAAATATGATTGAAGACTTTTATTTACCTGTAAGAGGTGGAAATTCAAATACTGCAATAGAAGATATTGGAGGATTGGAATGGACAGGTGTTGATGATATAGAATACTTAAGAAATAGAATGATGGCAGGACTAAGAGTACCAAAAGCATTTTTAGGTTATGATGAGAATGTTGAAGGTAAAGCAACCCTTGCTGCAGAAGATGTTAGATTCTCAAGAACTATAGAAAGATTGCAAAGAATATTTGTATCTGAATTAACAAAAATAGCAATCATACACTTATATACACAAGGATATAATGATGAAGACTTAGTAGACTTTAGCCTTCAGTTGACCAATCCTTCTACAATAGCTGAACAAGAAAAATTAGATGTATTTGACAAAAAAGTATCTCTTGCAGATGCAATAAAATCTAATAAAATGCTTTCAGAAGATTGGATATATGAAAATATTTGGAAAATGAGCAAAGACCAAGTTGATATTGAGAGAGATAAGGTTGTTGAAGACATTATTCAAGTATACAGGCAAGATATGATTCAGCAAGAAGGTAAAGACCCTGCAAAGGGAGAAGACGAAATAGCTGAAAAAATAAAAAATAAGAATAAAGCAACACTTTCTGCGTCAGGAGATACAAGAAAAACAAGAGGCGGTGAAGATGATAGTGATGTTGGTCGACCTGAAGAAGATGTAGATTATGGAACTCAAAGAGCACCAAGAGGTAGAGATCCTTTAGGAGATGAAACCAAAAACAGAGACGTAAAGAATAGGGATAGACGCGTAAGGGTCAGCGCTAAAGAAGTAATTAAAAGTATGAATTTTGATGGTAAAGTTGCACTAAATGAAAAATCTATGTTAGACGAGAATAACTTGTTATCAGAAGAGGACACAAAGGCGTAATCGTATATATTTATATAAGAGACAAGAAAGTACAAGGGCATACTATGGCTAAACATTCGAAGGTAAAAAATACAGGTATATTGTTTGAGTTATTGGTTAGACAAATCACAACCGATACATTAAACGGGACTGATAAGTCGCCAGCAATAGCGATTATAAAGGAGTATTTTGGTAAGAGCACAACTCTTAAGACTGAACTACACTTATATCAAACCTTATTAAAGGAAAAACACGATACTGAACACAGAGCAGAGAAGCTTGTAGACTTAGTTCTTAAAGAACGAGCAAAATTAAGCTTAACTGTTCTAAGAAGGGAAAAATATAACTTAATCAAAGAAATAAAACAGAATTACAATGTAGAAGAATTCTTTAAGGCAAAGATAGGAAAGTATAAGCAAAATGCTTCTATCTATACACTGTTTGAATCTTTAAGTTCTAAAGGATATTCTAATCCTAAAATAACTCTTCAATCTAGAGCCAATATAGTAGAACATGTTTGCAAAAACATTAAAGATTCTTCTCATGTTGATAGAGTTGTTGAAGCATTTAGAGAAGAAGATAAAGATTTACGACTATTAGCATATAAAGTTTTAGTAGACAAGTTTAATAGTAAATACAGTAAGCTTTCTGAATCGCAGTCCATTATTCTTAGAGAATATATTAACAATATTTCTAATACTGAAAGCCTAAGAGGAAAATTACAAAAAGTAGTAGCAGAACATTTAAAGACTTTACAAAAACACTTGAAAAGCGTTGATGATGCTGTTGTAAGAATAAAACTTAAGGAAGTTGCAAAACAATTAAAGACTTCTGTTCTCAATAAGAGAAAAATTGACGAAAAGAAAATATTAAATGTGTTAAGATTATCCGAACTAGTAGAGGAAGTTAAGAATGTCAAATAAACACATTGATGAACTTGTAGATCTATACTTAGAAGAAGAATTAGATGAGATAAGCGTAACTGCAAATGCTGGTCATTATAACACACCAATGGCATTTACAGGAAAGAAGCAAAAATTTGAAAAAAGAAGAAAGAAAAACGCAGTAAAAAGTATTGGATATAAGTTAGTAAAAAAGAAAGACAAAAACTCAAAACCGTTAGGAGAGCATATGAAACATTCAGATGTAATTAAAGAAATTTTTGGATTAAATTATCCCTCATTTAAGAAGGATGAAACTAAAAATTCTAAACAGAAGGTTAACGGTGCAATTAGAGAAATAAACAATAGACTATTTGAGATTGACAGAATAATAAATAGAGCGAGTAAACTTAAAAAAGAAGCTGGTGTAGGAAGAGATTCATATTGGAAATCAACCGGACCTAGAATGACAAAAATTGCAGAGAGACTAATTAAAGTTTCTCAAAAATTGAGAGAACTTGCGTCTTAATGAAAAAGAAGGAAGAAATAAAGGAAGCTCTAACTCCAGAAGAAGTTAAGGCAATTAGAAAAGCTATTCGTATAGAAGTAGCTAAAATATTTTTTGATTTATATAGAAAAAAAGGCGCTTGGACCGCCATTTAATTTAAGGAGAGAAACAATGGGATATCATTCATTTGACTGGAGAGCATGGAGCATCAAACCAGAAAACAAAAGGCTAATTGAAGAAAACATGGCCAAGGCAGTAAACAAATTTAAAAGAGAGCAATGGTTATGGGAAGCTAAGTATGAATACTTAACAATGGCTTACCATCCATCTCACACAATTGGAGATCAAGCAGGAGCATCTGCAGGAACTTCTCTTGGACAAGAAATAGAAATAGATATATCTGCATTTGCAAACCCTAGATCGGTTGCAACTATGGCTTTATCAACAGGACAAGACCAATTCATTTCAGACAACGGAACTTTAGTATTTCAAGAAGCTGCATCGGTATTTAGACCTGTATTTAAGATTTACGCATAATTAAGTATTTATTAGTAAATAGCTTTATATTTATATAGGAACAATAGTATTGCAGCTGAATTGAACTGCTGCACATATAAATTTAGGCCTAGACATGGCCGCTAACAAATTTAAGGAGAGACAAAAATGTCACAAGTAGGAAAAACAACATTAAAAGGATACTTCAACGCTGGAGATGTCCCAACAGAAGCAAATTTTGCTGATCTAGTAGATTCTTGCCATAATGGTCAAGGTGGTACTCAAATCGCATCACATGCAACATTAACAGATTTATCTGCAGATACTGCAGGAGGTAGAATTGTCGTAACAGCACCAGGAACTGCAACAGCTCCTAGTGTCGTAAAACTTCCAGCTGCATCTACAGCAAACATTGGATTAAATTACAAAGTAGTAATTGCATCTCAACCAGTACAGGTTAGAGTTGGTCCAGACGGAACTACTACAATGTTAACAGGTAGTCTAACAGGAATATCAAGTACAGGTGATAATACTATCTCAGTAGGAGGTGATGTAGGAAACACTCACGTTACAATTTCTGCAGCTAATGCAGCAGGCGTAGGTGGAGCATCTGGTTCTGTTTTAGAATTTGACTATATTTCTGCAACAGGTGTAGTTGTTAATGGTGCATTACAATGTACACACGCAAGTCCAACACTAGCTACAACATTTGGTTCTGGTGATATAGGATAATATTTAGTACTCAATAAGTACTATTTAGTAGTAAATAATACGATAATGGGTACTACCTCACTAGAGATAGTGCCCGTTATTGTTTTAATATGAATATATGGAGTAATAACACATGAGCTATAATAAGCAGTTACTGATAGATTATACACTTTTTGATGTTTCACCTCAAATGATTATGGAATCAGAGGCAAAAAACAACGGTAGAGTTGTGGTACAAGGAGTATTGCAACGAGCTGGTGCAAAGAATCAAAATGGTAGAGTATATCCTAAAGACATTTTAATGCGAGAAGTTAAGAACTATAGAAAAGTTCAAATAGCAGAAAAAAGAGCATTGGGAGAATTAGACCATCCAGAGTCTTCTGTTGTGAATTTACAAAACGTTTCACATAATGTCTTAGATGCATTTTTTGAAGGAGATGATGTTGTTGGAAAGGTTGAAATATTAGATACTCCCGCTGGAAAAATATTAAAAGAATTACTAAAAGCTGGAATTAAGCTTGGAATAAGTAGTAGAGGTTTAGGAAGTGTAGAACAGGTCAATGAAGACACAGTAAAGGTTGGTCAAGATTTTGAACTTATTTGCTGGGACTTTGTTTCAAATCCTTCAACACACGGAGCATTTATGAAACCTACGTCACTATCAGAATCAGTTAATAAACTTGGTAATGGTACTAGTGAATGGGAACAATGCGATAAATACTGCAAAGTAAACTCTATTATTCGTGAAATATTAACAGATATGGAGAACTAGAATGGCAGATTATACTTACGACTTTAAAAGATTAGGTCACCCTGGAAAATGGGAAGGAGTAATCCAATTAGCAAATGAAACAGTAACTGACTTTACAGGATCTAATTTTGGCGCAGGAGGAATAATTCTACATGGTGACGCAATTCATGCAGATACTTCAATAACATTTAGTGGTGGTGGTACTATAAACGGTGGACAACTAACTGCAGGTACATTATATGAATTTAGTATAAAGAGAGTTGCACTACCAGATAACACAGCAGCATCAGCTTCTGTATTTATTAGAAATAATAGAATTTAGGAGTAATAGTCATGAAACTTAAAAAAATACTAGCAGAATCTAAATTAGAGCCAAGCCAAAAGAAAACATTTCTTGAGGCCATGAAAAAATTTAATGAATATGGAAATCACATATACAGAGAATCTGAATTAAAGGCTATAATTGAAACTATGGAAAGTTTAATGTCAGGAGCAAGTAATTTTATTATTGATGAATCTGATGATTGGTTTGACTCAGTTACTATTAAGAGAGATTCAAAGGATATAAACAATACAGCTGCAGCATTTACTAAAACTGCAAATGAAATGGTTGGAATGCAGCATAGGTTAGAATCTTTATATGAAGACTTAGGAAATAAGCTTGGTAGATATTACGAATTAGGTGAAAAACTTGACCCAGTTGGTAAAGAAGATGGCGATATAGATAATGATGGTGATAAAGATAAGACCGATGATTATTTACTAAATAGAAGAAAAGCTGTTAGTAAGTCTATTAAGAATGAAGCTGCACCAAAAATGAAAGTTAGTGATGACCAAAAAAATGTAGAAGCTGCAATGAAGGTCATATCTAGAGTAGAAAATGGAATGAAAGCTTTCAATCAAAACCAACACCAAAAATCAAAATCAGCGTTTAAAAAGGCACAAAAAGCGTTGGCTGAATTAAGATTTGCTGTAGCGAGAAGATAACTTATGAAATTACCAAATACATGGGATAAATTTGATATAAACGCATATCAAAGTAAAAATTTAACTGAAGCCAAAAAAATTAAAATAGGACAGCAATTCAACGCAGATGGTATTACTTGGAAGGTAATCAAGGTTGGAGCAACACAATCAAGAGCAGAAGCTATCACAAAGTCTGCAAAGAAAAAGCAAGGAACTTATGATAATAAAACTATTAGTAAGTTTGTTGAAGGTACATTAAATGAAGCTCCAATGGATAATAGGTTTGCAAAAGACTTTGAAAGAGATTGTAAAGTTTTAATAACACACGTAAAGCATGAAATAAAAACAGCAAAAGGTGCAGACAAATCAGTATTTAAGAAAATGTTACAAAACCTACAAACAGTAGCAGGTTATCCTGCATTGATTGGTAAAATGGTTGGAACAAACTAAGAGAGGACAATTATGAAAAACAAAGAATTTGATATGCACGGATGGTTAAGACAGCAATGGTTAAAAGAACAGGATATTAAAGAAGAAGCACAGCCATTAAATGAAGAATATATTGAAATCATACGAGACCTAGATGAAGGATTATCTTTAATATTAGACGGTTGGAAAGAATGGAAAAATGGTCCAGCGACTGAGAGAAGTGATATTAAACCTGCACAGAAAGAATTAATGCAATACATAAACTCTTGGATGAAGAAAAACATAAAATAGGGAATTATTGTGAAATTAAAAGACTTATTAAGTGAAAATGTACTAGGACAATTACCATCTTCTAAACTTATGAAGATGAAATGGAATCCAGTAACTGGTAAAAAGAATAAAGTAAATGAAGGTCTAAAATCAAATATAATGCAAAAATGGGATACTACGAAAGTAATAGAGAGAGATCTTGTAGATTATCTTAAGTCTGCAATGGATGCAAGTGGTGAAGAACTAGTACAGGATATACAAACAGTATTAAAAAAGGTAGCTAATTTACGCATAAAATAAGTAAAAAAAATTAAAAATAAATGGCATATAATTTTTATATGTCATTTTTTTTGTTTATATTATTACTAATATTTTGTTTAACTAAATTCAATTAAATGCAAGAAAACTACAAAAAGAAAGACTTCAAAAGAGACTTTAAGAAAAGACCTTTTAAGAAGCGACACACAAGAGCAGACTTTTACGTATCAGGAAACCCTAGTGGAGTAAAAGTACCAGATTCCGAACCCGGAACATTAGAAAAAGCACTAAAATACCTTAAACGACAAATGAAAGATTCTGATATCTTATTTAAGTATAAGGAAAACGCTTACTATGAAAAGCCATCACATAAAAAGAAGGTAAAAATGGAACGAGCTAGAGCCATGCAGCATAAATATGATGCACAACAAAGAAGACAGTTTGGAAAAAACACCTGCTGGATGATAATGACAAAGAATGGCGCACAGTAAAGTACAGTTTAAAACTATATCTCCATTTGGTCCTCCAATAGGAATGATAAAACTACCAGATGACTGTGTAGATATATTATTAAAACTGACTGAAGACACAAAAACTTACAACATTAATCAAGGTCCAAGACTGGCAGGAGTAATAGAAAATGAATTAAGGATACCATTAGAACTTCTCAAAGAATCAGGAATGGATACATTCTTTGATAATTGTTTTCGTCAATATGTTATTTCATCATTATCTACTCATGGGATTATGAACCTATCTTCAGGAAAACTATCTGAATATGATAAAGATAATATACAAACTGAATTAACGGAGGCATGGGTTAACTATCAATTTGAAAATGAGTATAATCCTCTTCACTACCATACAGGCTGTACCTTATCATCTACACTTTATTTAAAAATTCCTAAGTATGAGTCAAGAAACATTCCTGGAAAACAAAGTTTAGATGGTAATATTGTATTTGTTAATGGAAATGTAAATACACCTTCAACATCACTAGAAGCTCCGTTGATAAATTTAGAACCAGAAGTTGGTGATATGTTTATCTGGCCATCTAGATTATTGCATGAAGTTTATCCATTTAAGGGTAAAGGTGAACGCAGAAGTGTCGCCATCAACGCAATACATTCATTTTCATAATATTTTTATAAGGGAGGCTAAATTTTAGCTTCCCTTTTTTACTTTTCATATATTTAGATATATTTATTATCAACTAATACACTATGACTTCTTATATAGTGTCAAAAAATTATAACCCTACCTATTAAGATTCAAATAATCTTATTTCCAAATTAAAAATTTAGGAGAAACACAATGGCAAGTAGCAACTTACTAAAAGAAGCTATCGCTGACGCTAAGGCTGTCAGAGAAACTGCAATTGCAAATGCTAAATTAGCTCTAGAAGAAGCTTTCACACCAAGACTTCAATCAATGTTATCTAATAAAATCGAAGAAGAATTAGAAGACGACAATGACGAAGAAGAAACGGAAATGAAAGAACAATCAGATTCATCAAACATCGGTGCAGGCGACAATAAAGTCGACATAGCTGACGGTGACGATGATGAAAAAAATGCTGAAACTAAAAAGCAATCTTCTGCATACGGATTAGAACAAGACGCGAAAGTAGTCAACAAACTAACTGAAGTAGAAGACGAAGAAGAAGTTGAGGAGATGGACATGGATATGGATTCTGAAGAAGAAGACAATGAAATGGACATGGAGCTAGAAGCAATCATCAAAGAACTTGAAGGTGAAGATGAAGAAACTGAAGCGGAAGATGAAGATGAAGAAACTGAAATGAAAGATAAAGCTGAAATGGCTGAAACTGAAATGGAAGAACCTGAAACATCTGAAGAAGAAGATGAAGAAATGGACGAAGAGTTAAATATCGAGTCTATTTTATCTGCACTAAAAGAAGAAGATGAAGATGAAGAAACTGAACTAGAAGACGAAAAAGAAGAAATGAAAGAACAGCTTGAAGAAGCTATCAACACTATCAAATCTTTGAAATCTACTTTAAATGAGGTTAATTTATTAAATGCAAAATTAATGTTCTCAAACAAATTGTTTAAGTCTCAAGACTTGACTGAGTCTCAAAAAATGAGAGTTATTGAAACTTTCGATAGAGCTCAATCATTAAGAGAAGTAAAACTTGTTTACACAACATTAGCAGAATCTGTGCAGTCTAAAGTTAGAAAAGTAGCTAATAAAAAAGCAACTGTAACTGAAGGATTAGCATCGAAAGCGCAAAAAACAACAAAGCCAAAGCAAGTTATCGCAGAAGGTAACGTAATGGCAAGTAGAATGAAAAAACTAGCAGGTCTATTATAGTAGACTGCACAAAAATTAGGAGACTAGAAAATGGAAAGTATTAATAACCTTTTAACAGATGCTAATTCTGCTCACAAGAAACAACTTGATGAGGGCAGAATGATGACATCTAAATGGGAAAATACAGGTCTATTAGAAGGAATCGGAAACGAATATGAAAAAGCAGGAATGGCAATTCTTCTCGAAAATCAAGCACGTCAGTTAATTGATGAAAACTCAAAAACTGGTGGCTCGAATGCAGAAGAATGGTCAGGAGTAGCTCTTCCATTAGTTAGACGTATATTTGGTGAAATTGCTGCGAAAGATTTCGTATCAGTTCAACCAATGAACCTTCCATCAGGACTTGTATTCTTCTTAGACTTTAAGTATGGTAGCGCAGAAGCAAACGCAGGATTTGCTAGCGGTACTGAAATTATGGGTAATACTTCAGCTTCAGGCGAAGCAGAAGGCGGATTCTACGGTGGTGGAAAATTCGGTTACTCTATGAACACAGTAAATGATACAACTACTACTGTTGGTTCTGCATCAGCAACATGGGCAGACGTAGACTATGATTCAGATCTTTCTGCATCAGTTGCAGCAGGACAAGTATTTATTGTATCTGTATCATTTGCAGAATTAAGCTCACCAGACCAAGACGGTGTTCAAGCGATGAGATTTACATCTGCATCAGCTGCAGGAGCAATCTCTGAAAGCTTTAACTTACCAGCATTTAACAAAGTTGGTGGTACTTATGCTGATGGTGGTGAAGGTGTAAAAATCTTCTTCAAGCACACAGATACTGATATCATAAAATCTGCAGACTTCGCTCACGCAGATACAGTTGGAAACACAGTAACACATTATAAGCAACCAACTGCAACTACAAGAGGTGATTTTGAAGATACAACTGGTGCTGATATTAGTATTCCAGAAGTAAATGTTGAATTAAGATCTGAGACTATTGTAGCTAAGACACGTAAGTTGAAAGCTGTATGGTCTCCAGAATTTGCTCAAGATTTGAATGCATACCATTCAATTGATGCTGAAGCTGAATTAACTTCAATGTTATCTGAGTATATTTCAATGGAAATCGATCTTGAAATCTTATCAATGTTATCTGAAAATGCTCTAACTAAAGAGTATTGGTCAGCTACTATTGGTGAAGTTCACAATGGTGTTGCAGATGGTGGTGAAGATGACTGGAATTCCGGTCCAGCTGCTGCTGCATATAACCAAGGTACATGGTTCCAAACTTTAGGTACGAAAATACAAAAAGTTTCTAACCAAATTCATGCAAAAACAATGAGAGGTGGAGCAAACTTCTTAGTTTGTGGACCAGAAATTGCAACTATCCTAGAATCTATTCCTGGATATGCTGCAGATACTGATGGTAACCAAGCATCATTTGCAATGGGTGTACAAAAAGTTGGAGCATTAAATAACAGATTTACTGTTTACAAGAACCCTTATATCCAAAAAGACGAAATCTTATTAGGATTTAGAGGAACTCAGTTCTTAGAAACAGGAGCTGTATATGCACCATATGTACCATTAATTATGACTCCATTAGTTTACGATCCTACAAACTTTACTCCACGTAAAGGTGTAATGACTCGTTATGCTAAGAAAGTTGTAAGACCAGAATTCTATGGTAAAGTATTTTGTAAAGATTTAAGTAACGTATAATCTTAACAACCATATTATTATTATTGAGAGAGGCTAGTTTTTACTAGCCTCTTTCTTTTTATACATAACTGTTATATTTATAGGTATATTAGTTATAACAATAAAGGAGAGGTTATTATGGCAAAACAAAACATTGAAAAGACACCACCAAAAGGAAACGTAAAATTTTCAATATCTTTATCAGAAGAACAGAAGTCTGCAAAACAAGCTATGCTTCATCACCCTTACAATTTTATAGTAGGAAAAGCAGGTAGTGGTAAGACACTTTTAGCATGTCAGGTTGCGCTAGATATGTTTTTTAAGAGAATGATTAATAAGATTATTATAACAAGGCCAACTGTATCTACAGAAGATAATGGTTTTTTACCTGGTAGTGAAAAAGAAAAGATGGAACCTTGGTTGGTACCTATTAGATCTAATATGAGAAAAGTTTATAACAAACCTCTTATACTAGATAAGATGGAAAAAGAAGAAACAATAGAACTAGTTTCACTAGCACACTTTAGAGGTAGAACCTTTGAAAACTCAGTAGTTATAGTGGATGAGTTCCAAAACCTAACAAGATCTCAGTTAAGAATGGCATTAGGCAGATTAGGTAAAGGTTCTACAATGATATTTTGTGGAGATAATCAACAGATAGATCTAAAGGATAAGAATTATTCAGCAATAGTAGATGTTTCTAAGATATCTGACTCCGAATATGTGTATAAAAGAATACTGTTAGATAACCACAGGCATCCAGCAATAGACAATGTCTTTGAAAAGTTGATGGGTATGTAATTAAATACAAGGCTTTTTGATATTTATATAGGAATAGTAATTTTAAGTTTTAGGGAATAATATGGCAACTCAAATACCAATATGGACAGGAACATCAACATTTGCAGCAGGACAAACACCATTTGCGTTTTACGATGCAGATACTTCCTTTGTAGCTGATGTTGACAATACTGCTACATGGTGTGCAAAAAGATTAGGATATCCAATTGTAGACATAGAACTTCAATCCGGAAGTATGTATGCTGTATTTGAAGAAGCTATAACAGAATACAGTTCTCAAGTAAATTACTTTAATATTAAGGAAAATTTACTAACTCTACAAGGTACTGCATCTGGTTCTAATCTAACACATAGAGAAATAACTCCAAATTTTGATAGAACAATAACCCTTGCTCAACAATATGGAACTGAAGCTGGTGTAGGAGGAGACGTAACATATAAAACAGGTTCTATATCTGTAAATAAAGCATCAGGTCAACTTTATGACTTAGATAGTCTTTGGACAAATGTTTCTGAAAGTGGAAATAACATTGAAATAAAGCGAGTGTTTTATGAACCAACCCCAGCAGTAGCAAGATTTTTTGACCCTTATGTTGGAACAGGTGCAGGATCTGAACAAATGCTTCAAGGTTTTGGATGGGGAAATTACAGTCCAGCTGTAAACTTTTTAATGCTACCAATGTATGACGATTTACTAAGGGTACAAGCTATAGAATTTAACGATCATATGCGAAAGTCTGCATACACATTTGAACTAGTAAATAATCAATTAAAAGTTTTTCCAATACCAACAGATGAAGCTAAACTATGGTTTGAATATGTTGTTGAACAGGACAGAAAAAATCCATTAAAAACTAATAGTGGATCGATAACAGACTTCTCAAATGCAACCTATAACAACATGTCGTATACAGAGATAAACCATGCAGGAAAACAATGGATTAGAAAATATACATTAGCACTAGCAAAAGAATTATTAGGTAATATTAGAAGTAAATACGGTTCTATACCTATTCCTGGTGGTGAAACTAATCTTGATGGTGATACATTGAGAAATGAAGCTACAACAGAAAAAGAAAATCTATTAACTCAGCTTAGAGAAGACTTAGAAGCAACTAGTAGGAGAAATCTTCTAGAGCGACAAAAAGACGAAGCTGAATTTATGGGTGAAACACTTAATAGAATACCGTATCCAATTTATATAGGTTAATTATGGCATTATTCGGAGGACAACGAGATATAAGCCTATTCAGACGGCTGAGTAGAGAGCTAATAAATGAGATTATCGACACTGAAGTTGATATTTTCAAAGCTGCTATACATGATACTATTGGCAATTTATACGGAGAAGCACTTAATAAAGTATATAAAGCAGGTGTTAGAGTTGCATGTTTAATTGATATGAAAGATGACGAATGGTCAAGTGATGAATTTGGAGCAGATGTAAACCAAGGAGCCGAATTTAAGTTTTTACGAGATGACCTTTTACCAGCTGGAAATATTGGATCTCCAGCCGCAAATGTTTTGTTGGAGGTTGGTGATATAATTTGGTGGGACGCAAGATATTGGGAAGTAGATGAAGTACATGACCACCAATACTTATTTGGAAAAAACCCAGATACTGACAAAGGATTTATAGACGGAACAAGAACAGATTCTTTAGGTGGTGAGTTTGGTTCTAGCTTCTCAATAATTGTTAATACTCATGAAACAAGAAAAAGTAAACTTAAACTAGAAAAAATAAGATCTGGAGTAAATAATAGAATATCTAACTTATAATGGCAAATAGAAATAACATATCACCCGATAGGTCAAACCAATCAACTAAAAATGATTCTAAAGTAAAGGATATTACTATAGGAATTTACGATATAGATGAGGCTATCACATATTACTTTAACCAAGTGATAAAGCCAAAGGTAGATGATGGCGAAGAATCAATAGATGTACCTATAATATATGGTTCTCCAGAGAGATGGAAGTCTATACAAAAAAGTGGTGCATTTAGAGATGCTACAGGAAAAATACAAGTACCGTTAATCATGTATAGAAGAACTGGTATGGAAAGAGTTGAAGGCATGATGGGTAATAAAATAGATGCTGCAGACCCTACAAATGTTGTTAGACAATTTGCAACAAGATATAACGCCAGAAATAGATATGATAGGTTTAATATTCTACAAGGTGTAAAGCCGTCAAAAGAATATTACAATGTAATTATACCAGACTATCTAAAAATAACATACGATGTAATGGTATGGACAGAATATGTTGCACAACAAAATAAGATTATTGAAGATATAAACTATAATGCAAACTCTTACTGGGGTGATAAAAATAGCTTTAAATTTTTAGCAATGATGGATAGTTTTACAACAGAGAATAATCTAGAACAAGGGGTAGATAGATCGATTAGAGCAAGTTTTCAAATAACAATGAATGGTTATGTTATACCTGATAGTGTACAAAAAGATGCAACCAATTTTGCTAATAGAACATTTACAGCAAAATCTGCAACAACATCAGAATTTGTTTTTAACGATATAAATAATCCTGTTAATCAGAACAGTTCAAACATAAATAGTACAGGTTCTTTAATTGATGAAGGAAGTACTCTGGATTCAACAAAACGAAACTTCGAAGGTGATGGAGAACCTGGAAGTAATTCACTACGAAGTAAATATAAACAAAGTAAATTTTAGGAGAAGAAAATGGTTTTAGACACAGACATTAAACAAAAACTAGAAGCTCATAGAGCGGCTAAGGTAGAAGAAGTTAACGATAAACAAGTAGTTATCGAAAAAGAAGAGTTAGAAGAATTAAAATCCCTACAGCAAGAATCAGACCAGATTATAGTTGCATTTGGTCAGCTTGCAATACAAGAATTAGCCTATAAGGCACAAAAAGAATCAGTACAGGATGCCTTTGAATCAGTTAAAGTAAAAGAAACTGAATTAGCTAAGAAATTAAGTGATAAATATGGCCAAGGAACTTTAGATATAGAAAGTGGTAAATTTACATCTAAACAGTGACATTTTGGGAATTTCAGGGATATTTATATATAGTTAAGAAATACTTACAATAAGTAGTGTTTTTCACACAAGTAATCATATAGAGGAGAAATAAACATGGCCGAAAGAATTGTTAGTCCAGGTGTTTTTACACAAGAAAACGACTTATCATTTTTGCCAGTTGGTATCGGAGAAATCGGAGCTGCGATAATAGGTAATACTCAAAAAGGTGTTGCATTCGAACCACAGGTAGTTAGATCGTATAATGAGTTCCAAGACCAATTTGGAGCAGGAACAGACGGAACATACGTTCCATATACTGTTAAAGAATATATAAAACATGCAGGAGCAGTAACAATAGTCAGAACTCTAGGCTTAGCAGGATACAGCCAAGCTTTAGGTACCGCAGGTGATGTGATTATTTTAACAGCTGTATCAGGTGCAGTTGGAGATAATTATACTGGTTCAGCACACATTGTAGGTGTATTACATCCTACATCTAGAGTAAGTGTTGCAACAGCTTCAGCAGAAGACGGTGTACTATCACCAATGTCTAAATTTACGGCATCGTTACAAAACTTCTTTACTACTAAAGCATCAGCTAGTATTACGGTTGGTCAAGCAGGTACAGAAGTTACGACTAACTTAACATTCTCTCTAGATGAAACAGATGCTGATTATATTGTTAACTGTTTAGGTGATGATTCTGGTAGATATGTACCGGCTGCATCAAGAGCTGCACTTAATGCACTCTATGTATATTCAGTTTTCCCATCAGCTTCTATTAAACAACATTTAGATATGCTAGCAGGAGACAGCCACTTATCTGCAGATGACCAACACTATATGTCTGCATCACAGCATTCTATAACTGCTACAGGAGTAGACAACCCAATTGGAGCTGCAGGTTATTCTCACGCAGCAACACCATTTGTTCGCTCACAAGCTATAAACGGTTCAACTCAAAAATTATTTAGAATTCATACATTAGGACACGGTAATGCAGTTAATGATGACTTTAAAATATCAATATCAAACGTAAAAGCTGCTGGTACTGTTACTGGTGATGATTATGGTTCATTTACTTTACAAGTTAGAAAAGGTGATGATACTGATACAAGACCTATTTCAATAGAAACTTATGCAAACGTAAGTTTAGATCCAGCTAACCCTAACTATATAGCAAGAAGAATTGGTAGTCAATTTAGATCTTATGATTCTTCTGGTAAACTAGTTGTTAACGGATTCTATCCTAACATTTCAAAATATATAAGAGTAGAAATAGACGATGCTGTAGATAATGCAGTAGTTTCTGCAAATGTTGTACCTTTTGGTCATGATGCTTATTCTTCACCATTTGTATATACAGTAAGTTCATCTGGTGGTAATAACACTGCTGCAGCTTACCCTCCAGCTGTATTAATTACATCTAAGTCTAATGATGATTCAAAATCATTCTTTGGATTCCAATTTGATGTTGCTTCAGCTAAAGGAAATTATAACTATCAAGCTCCATTATTTGATG